GAGATCTACACTCTTTCCCTACACGACGCTCTTCCGATCTGTGCTTTGGTCAGAACGGCGGCGGCGCGTTGGGAGGGGGGATCACTCGCCGCTGCCACGCGAGGCCGCGATCGGTCAGCTTGCCGGTCACACGGTCGTGGAAGCTGTTGTGCGCTGCCTGACTCACAGCGATCAGATTCCAGCCGCACCATTGCCAGCCGGGGAAATCTTCCACCGGGTAGACGTGATGGGCAACGGTCGCCAGCTCGTTCCTGCCGAACCTTGCGGCCTCTCGGCATCGGTGTTTGTCACGCCGGAGCACCGCGTCGCGCAAGTGCAGCCAGCGTTTGCTTTTGTAATCCATGGACAAACAAAAAGCGCCATGACCTCACGACGGAGATCATGGCGCTCATGCCATCCGGCTATCACCTCGGGTGCAAAACAAAAGCGCCAAACGATTCTCCGTTTTCACGGTCAAATCATTTGGCGCTGGCACTAACTCGATGGTTTTGGCTCTGGCTCATATTCACGATCGACTCTCGCTTGCACAGTTTGCAGTACAGCGGGAAGTCTGTCAGCACGGTCGTCGGCCGCACACGCTGCTGCGTCGGCCGCCCGCACAACGGGCAAATCAACTTCCCGTCTGCTGACACTAACAGTATATCACGCCGTTTCTCAGATTGCAAGTCCTTTTGTCGCTCCTTCCCAGTATTTATATATTGTTTCAAGTCAAAAATATAGATATTAAGTTTGCAAAGCCGGGATTTCGAAATCGTAGGTCACAAAGGTTCCGTAACAGTTCTCGATGCGTTCCGGGAACTTTCCACCCTCGAAGGCCGAAGCGCCCGGCGGCGGCGAGTAGTGCTCGCCCGGTGCAAGCTCGATGTCGTGCCGCTCCGGCTGTACCAGCCCGATACTTGGCGTCCACATCCGAGCGCCGACCCGGAGTTTGCCGGTCTTGCGCGGCTCCTTGGTCATGTACTGCGCGACGGCTCGATAGCCGCCGAACTTCTCAATGGTCTGCACATCGACAAAGCCCTTGCCCCACAGTTCACGGAATAGGGCGATGTCGTTGCCCGGCGCGCGCTTGGTCACGAAGTGGTGATGGATGCGATGATCTCCGTGCAGACCCTCCATGACGTACACATAATCAAACGGGAGATCCTCCGCCCGGCGCGCCTGCCGCAGCCTGCGGAAGTAGGCCGGCTGATTCTTCCGGGCCGTCTCATAGTTCGGTGGAAGAAAATCCTCGTCATAGGTCAACGTCACGAACCAATCATCCAGTGCAAAGTTTGCATAAAGCAGAAATTCCAACCGCATGCAGGCGGTCTTAATGTTCACGGCCTCCCGTACAAGGCTCGTCTCAAATTGCCGCGACGCCCGCGTCCGCTTTTGCTGCGGAGCCGCGGCCAGCTCAATGGCTCGGAACCGCGTCCCGGCCTGAAGCTCTATCACTCGACTCATGTTATCATCCCTTTCTTTGTGTGCCAGCCCGGAGATCCGGGCTGGCTATATCATCCGGCTGATCCTCCCCGCCACGGCAATGGCATCCCGCGCGGGCAAAAGTCCAAATCATTTATGGTTCGTCCGGATTGACACCAAAAACTTGCAAGGTCATAAATTTGCAGGCATCTATGGGCACGATTGTGCCGCTGCGGAGCGCCTGCGAACACAGCAGCTGTGGCAGGGCAAAAAAGAACTTGCCCCGGTTGGTAAGGCCGAACGATGCGCGTATGACTCGATTGACTTCGTTCCGGGTGGCTCCGCAGGCCATCAGCAATTTACGACAGCGTTTGCGCGTCATCTTCATACTCCGTTTCTTCCGATTGCAGCGCGTCCAGCACCGCTTTCGAGCGGCGATACAGGCTCCGCGCCTTGAGCCAGACAACAATGCCCAGCGCGATCCACTCGATCAGCGCCAGCAGATTCAAAATATCAAGGATCATTTTCATTTCCTCCATCCATGCGCGCCCCGCATCTGGGGCAGTAGTTGCCATCACGAACATGGTACGCCATTGCATACGCCTCGATGCCGCAGCGGGAGCACTTCACAACATCGAACTGCCCAGAAGAACGATCGTACCGACTATGCACCCACTTCCCATGCACCACCGGCGCAACGTCGGCAGCAGCCATATCCGCAAGCACCCGCTTTGCATCGGCAATCGTGGCGAATGGGTTAGTAACTTCCAGTGCTGTCAGCTTCGCAATTGCAATGCTTCTCAGGATATATTCATCAGCCATTGTCTTTCCCTCCATCCATCAGAGCGCCGCATCCGGGGCAATATTTCGGCAGGAGCTCCGGATCATCCGTCCCGTCGTCGATGCAGTAGTCGCACTCGGAGCAGTGCCACACATCGAAAACCAGCTCGCCATCGGCATAGCCGTCGCCCTCTCCGATCCAGTGTCCATGCCGCACCAGCGCATCATTTACCCTCCTGTTCCAAGCCTCTACGGCTTGCTCTTCGGTATCGTAGATATACACGCCACCGACTATGCCGCCGTCTACCTCGTATCTCGCAATCGGACACTGCGGGTTTTCTTCGTGAGTATGCCTGATCATAAAACCCACCCCGCTATAAGGTCTCAACGCATAATCTTCGTCGTGAAGATTTCCTTCATCGTCGCACAGGACGATCTTGGCCGAGCCGCCGCAGAACGGGCACGGCTTTAACTTATCCCTTATCATCATCTCCACCCAAAATTCCGTCCGCACATCGGGCAGTACCGAATGTTTACGATGTCCTGTGTCTCAAAGTCGCCGTTTGGCGCGCACCCAGTTCGGACGCGGAGCATCCCTTGCCGATTCAGTGCCATTTCAATGCCGCTGTATTCTTTGTTTTGATTCATCTGGACAAAGCTATTGTCTTTTCCACCGCAATAGTCGCATTTAATCATCCTTCTTTCCCTCCAATCCCCATTCCTTCAAAACCATATCCTTGCGCACCATGCAGGCAGCATTTGCCGGAAACACAAACGTCTCATCCGTAGAGCATCGTGCATAGTGCTCGCAGTGGAAGCATTCTCCCAGCACCACCGCAGCCTGAACACCAAGTCCCTCGGCATGCTTTTCCGGCGGCAAATCCTCCATAAATGCAGTACAATACGTGTCAGCCATCTTTTCCCGCCACCTCCTCAAAGTAGAATTTGATCGGCTTTTCGTTTTGAATGACATTCCCGTAAACCACGCCCACCTTGTAGATGTAGTTCTCGCGGAGCTTGCGCGGAATCTCCGCAATATAGCGCCGGAAGGTTTCCAATGAGTTTGCCCGCTTGTAGTGGTTGCACATCCGGCATGCTGGCATGAGGTTTGAAATATCATCTGTTCCGGCTTCTTCAATACCCCACGCTCGCAGCGGCAGGAAGTGGTCTACCTGCATGTCTCGGATGTCGATAGACCGTCCGCAGTAGGCACAGTGGCCGTCATACTTCGCATAGACCGCTTCCCGTTTTTTCTTACTGAAGCTCATCCCTTGTCCTCCATTGATTCCCGAACTTCTCTAAGGTCGAACAAGGCGACCTTCTTTCCGCTCGGCGTAGGCTGATTCTCTGCAAACGTTGTCAGATGAATGTTCCAGTGATCTGGCTTAAAAGCGACGCCGTTTCGCATGAGGACAATGTCAGCATTGCCCCGGCAGGGAAGAATCGTCACACGCCCCCCCTGATCGGCCACGGCCAGCTCCCGCAGGCGCATTAGCGTCATGCCGTCGCCCAGTCTCAAAATTGCGTGCAGATTTGACGCATCCTCCGGGGATAGCTTGCTGTCCTCATAGGCTTTCAGCCGTTCCCATACCTGTTTCTGGCTGCAAGCTGTATCGTATGGGCACTTCACTTCCTTGCACCGCGCAATCTCGCAGAAGTTTCCCTCAAAGGTCAGTCGTTCCATCGTCATTCCTCCATCCCCTGCAAAGCCTTTTCTGCTTCCTCTTTGGAAAGAAACACAGTCTTTCCGATTTCTTCCTCAAAAAATCTCCATCGCCCCGCGATAAACATCACGCCCTCCCGGTCAATCCGTATGGCGTCCACCGTGACCGGGAGCGGCTTTTGGGGGCGCGTGTAAAACATCTGAGACAGCCAGACCGTATCGCCCGGCTGGATGCGCATTATCGGACTGTCCGCGTCCTCATAGCGTGCAAGGCGGTCGGCCATCATGGCGATGTCCTCCCATACCACATTGTACAGAACGTGCCCATTGATCTTTATGCAGTCGTCATTCCAGCTTGTCAGTCGTTCCATCGTCAAATCTCCTTTCCATCAACACTTCTTACACAACGTTTCCCGCAATATTTGCTGTAGGTGTGCTCGATGTGTGCCCCTATGCTAAAAAGAAAATCCGGCAAAAACCGCACTTCGTCCGCCACGTCGATCATTGCAAAGCAGATTCGCATATAGTCCTTCGGTTCCATGCCCTCCGGCAGTGTGGCCGGATTGAGCACGATGTGCCCCTGCGCCTCGATCTGACGCTGTGCGTCTGCAAATTTCGCCCGGTAATCCGGGTCGCCGGTGATCTTCCCGGCTATGTAGATTTTCATACGTCCTCCTTTGGCGCTTCCGGCATCCCTCTGTATCTGGTTCCGTATTTTGTTCCTGCCATCGGCCATCTAAGTGGCTGCCCGCAATCCTCATGATATTTACGCACCGCAAGAATCACCGTTCTCGCATCTTTTCTGGCTTGCGTAATTGTCTCCTTACACTTCGGACATACATAATCGATGTACTCGCGACCTTCTTCGTCAAAAATCTCCACGTCCAGCGGTTTTTTCAGATTCCCAAGTTCCTCCCGCAGCTCGGCAATCTCCTTTTGGTCGCGCTCGATCTGATTGGCGCTCACTTCTGGGCATCCGCATACGCCGTACACAGCAAACGGGCAATCCTCCGCCTTGCCGCTTGCACATTGCCGCAGCGCCTTGACCAGTTCTTTAGGGTTCATCTTCATGCGTTCTGCTCCTTTCCAGTTTCCGGGCCGCACAGAGGCGAACCATCGTGCAGCTATACGCTGACTGCGTGCTGTTGTGCCGATACGGGCACAGAAGGTTATAGCATTCCGTTCTCGGGGACGGCGGCGGGAGAACCCGCCGCTTATTTTTCGCCATCATGCCGCACCCCGTTTCTTCCGCGCCGGCTTCTCGGCCAGCTCCGCCGCCTTGACCTGCCGGAAGGCCGGGAGCAGGATCTCCGTCTCCCAGTGATCGACAAAATCAAGCACCCGCCGCGGGATGGTCAGACGCTCGCCGTGCGCCCACTCGTTGCCGTATCCGTGTAGCTGGATGCGCGTCGGCCAGTCTCCGGTCACATTGATATTGAGCGTGAACCAGCTCCGCTCCGGCCGTCGCGTATGCCGCACGAACAGAACCAGTTTTCCGGTCAGGTGCTGTTTGCCGTAGCCGCCGACACAGTGGTGCAGCGTGTGGCCCTCGACAATGAGATCGTTGTTGCAGCGCGGAAGACGGATGCATATCTCTCCGTCCGACCATTCCAGCGCCGCCCACTTCTTTGCGACCGCGAGGAAGTTCGCAATGCTGTCTTTGTCTTCCCGCTGTTTTTTCGCGGCGAAGATCCGGTCGTGCGCGGCGCGCAGGTCGCGCGGCCACAGTTCCTCCGCCCCCGGAGCGTCCACCTGCTCGGCAAGCTCCTTGCGATAGTCGATCAGTAGGCCGAAACCATTCCGGCGCGGAAGGCCGTGCTTTTCGAGCTGCTTTTCGAGGTATGCCTCCCACTTCGGCAGCGGTTCGAAATCATATCCGTCCGTGACCTCGCCCACATAGCGGCTGATGTTCTCCTTCCCGAACTTCCCGAGCAGTCGGTGGAACTCGCCCGCACATCCTGTGACCCAGAGGCCGAAGTTGACGCCCTCCATCCAGAGCGCGGCGATGTCTGCCGTCCAGCGCCATCCGCCGCAGGCGGCGACCTCTTCTTTCGTGAAATGCAGCATCTCCCGCGGCTTTTTGAAGTTCCAGTCCGCAAGGTCTCCGACCTCCACGGTCGTCTTGCGGAACCCGTAGTTCGCGGCCTGGTTGACGCAGTCGTCGATCCGCCCGACGATCATGCGGGCCATGCCGCATTTCATCAGATTCTCAACCGCGGGGCGCTCCCGCCAGAGATCAAGATACACGACCGGCCACTCGCCGCCGGCACGGATGTATTCGGCCAGCCCCGTTTTTTCGGCGGTCGATCCGGCCAGTTCCGGCAGGTCTTTCCACATCGCGACGCCGAATTTACGCGAGTTTGTAGCCTCGTGACTGTAATACTTGATCTGATACGGGTCATCCCGGCTATTGACCGGCCGCCAGTCCGGCAGGCTGTTCATGCCGCCGTAGGCGTTGACCGTCTCGTGCATGTACCGCTTCATGCGGCCATTGGGCAGCAGCACCATCGCGCCGAATGGCTGGACGCCCATGTCCCACACGCCGAACTCGTCGACGCGCCGGGACACGATCCAGCTCATGGCGACCGCGAGATCGCCGACGCGCTCGATGCTGCCGGCCATCAGCTGATAGGTGCGGCAGTTGCGCAGTTTCTTCCGATGCACCGGATGCACGGAGGTGCCGCACCACGGGCAGTAAAGATCGTCGTTTTCGTCTGTCCAGCCGACCACATCCGCGCTTTCTTTATCCGGGATGCCCGGCCACGCGCTGCCGTCGTCTCCGACGACCATCGCCACGCCGCCGCCCTTGATCCATCCGGCCCAGAAGTCCTCGCGACAGGCCGTGCAAGTGCATCTTGCACCCCAGCGGCCCCGCGCGGGTTCGTCGAACCACCATTGAGGAGCATCCTCATCCGGGTAATACGATTCGCGGGCGTAGATCAGCAGCTCACCGCCAAGGTCGCTGTCGATGTAGTCTGATACCACAGCCTGAAGCATCCCGTCGCGTGGTTTCGTGGGAAGCCGGCTCACCAGATCCTCCAAAATATCCATGCCGCGCCTCCTCAGAAGTAATCTTCGAGGTTCAGCACGACGCCATCCTCGGAGGACGCCGCGCCAAGCTCGGCGATGCCGTAAAACTCGCGGATGATCTTTTCCGCTTCGGCCGGAATGACGCACGCAAAGTTTCCGGTTTTGTGTGCATCGGCGAAGGCCTTGATCTTCTTCTCGCAGTCCGCAAGTCCCATGCCCTTCGCGTCGAGGTCGCGGCTGACGATCTCCTGCGCAGCGAGATCATGCCGGATGATGTCAGCCAGCTGCTCGCCGACCATCCAGACCGGCGTGCGCTGCTCCGGCTGCTGCGCGCGGATCTTCTCAAATACATCCATCCGTCACACCTCCTTTTCGACCAGCGCCGACATCTTGGCCAGCGCGTCCCGGCTGAACCGGGCCAGCTTCGCGGCCTTCTCCGCGTCGCGAGTCTTGACCTTCTGCATCAGGCCGCAGGCGCGATTGAAGTTTTCCTGCACCGCCTGAAAGAAGCTCTGAAAGACGGCAATGTCCGCGTCCGACTGGATCGCCCCTGCCTTCTGAATCTTCTCGGCGTTTGCCTTTGCGGCCTCAAGCTCGGCCTGCAGCGTTTCGACGCGGCGCGTCAGGTCATCTGCACGGCCTGTGCTGTTTTTCAGATCGGCCATGGCCTTCGCAGCCTCGGCCTGAAGCTCTGCCTGCTTCTTCTCGGCCTCCTTGCGGCGCTTTTCCAGCGCAGCGACGTCGGCCTTGTGCTGTTTCTCCGCATCGGCCAGCGCATCCGCAACAGCCTTTTCGATCTCCGCCGGGTCTGCCGCCTGCACGGCGACCTCGACCGGCCGGTTTTCCAATTCCGTGATCTTCGCGGCCTGCGCGTCTGTGCGCTCCCGAAGTGCTGCCGTCTTTTCCTTCTCCGCATCGAGGGCGGAGGTGATGTCGGCCAGCTTCAGCGCCGCGCCCTCGCTGGCCGCGCGCTCGGCCTCCAGCTGCTTCCGTGCCTCGTCGCGCTCCCGGATAGCCTGTTCCAGCTCGCGGGCGGAAAGATTCTCCGCATCGACCGCCTCGGCGAACTCTTCGCGCTCTTCGGCGGGCACCGCGAGCAGCTGTAAAGCGTTCGACACGCTCAAATTTCCCAACGTTGGGAAATTTGAATTGCTGCCATATTCCTTGGCGATCTGCATAAATCTCGCAGCGGAAGATTTCGAAAACTCTGTCTCGTTTTTCAGGAAATCCAGCCAGCCGCCGTGCCCAACCATAGCCTTTGCCTCGGCAAGGCGCTTGCCGATCTCCACGCCGAACCAGACCGTCATGCACTTGGCCTGATGGGACAGATAGCGGATCTCGCTGCCGATGGTCTCTGCCGTCCGCGGCCCTGTTTCCGGCAGCGTCATATCTTTCGTTGCAGGTGCGGCGTCCTGCAAAATACGGCTCACATCAAACGGCACGGTCAACGCCTCCTCTCAGCATATCGTCCATTGTGACGGGCGGCTCCAAGTACTCCTGCACAAAGCTACGGTAATCATAGCCGGCGGCGCTGCGCGGGGAATAGATGGCGATGGGCTTGCGCTCGAAGGTCATCTCGTCGACCTTGTCGGTGCGGCGAATGACCGTCTGAAATACCGGCAGGAGGCCGCAGTCGCGGAGACTGCCCTCGGCCTCCAGCACGACGGGTACGTTGCGCCACATGGTGATGAGCGCCCCGGCAACGCGAATCTTGGGATTGATGCGCTGCATGTTGTCGATCTGGCGGCTGACATTGGCCAGCCCTCGGATGGAAAAGGCGTCGAGCTTGATCGGGATGATGACCTCATCCGCAGCCAGGAGCGCCGCGGCGCTCGCTGCATTAAAGGCCGGCGGGCAGTCGAACAGGACGTAGTCGTACTCGTCATCCTCACCGATTGTGTAGCACAGATCCGCAAGGACACGGCCGTTGACGCGCTGACTCGTGATTTGGGACATATCCATGTCCATCAGCTCATCGGAGCCGGGAATCACATCGACGCCGGGATAATCCGTGCCCGTGACCAGCTCCGAGACGTACGGTTCGAAGTTACCGCGCAGAATGTCGGCCAGCGTGACCGTTCCCATTCCGGGCCGCACACCGAAGAACTCCGTCGCGTTGCACTGGCTGTCGCAGTCAACCAGGAGCACACGCTGTTTGTGATCGGCGGCCAGGATGTGGGCCATATTGACGGCAGTGACGGTTTTCCCGACGCCGCCTTTCAGATTCAGGATTGCGATTGCTTTCATGTGCTTTCTTCCTTTCGTTCAAACGGAAAATCATCCGGGAGCGGTTCGCTTTTTGGAAGTTCCCGGAATTCCTGCATTTTTGTCTGCTGCTGCACTTCCTCGCGGCGCTGCTTGCGCTCGTTCGGCTTGTCGCTGAACGTCTGCATTTCGCCGTCGAAGTGGAGCTTGAAAGAGCCGCCTGCCGCGCCGGTCTTGATCTTGCCGAAGGTGATGATGCGGTCGGCGTCCTTTGCCTTTTGATCCTCGCGGAACATCAGGAGGACGGCGTCCGCGTCCTGCTCAATCTGGCCAGTGCTGCGGAGGCTGGACATTGTCGGCGGGGGGATCATGCCGTCCTTGTTGCGCTGCGGCCTCGTCATCTGGCTGAGGGCCACGATCGTCACACCGCACTGGAGGCCGAAGAGCTTGAGCGCGCGGCTGTTCGCGCTGACCCGCTGGAAATCCTCCTGTTCCCAGCGGCTTTTTCCGCTGGCCGGAATGAGCTGGACATAGTCGATGTAGATCACGTCGTAGTGGTGCGCCATCGTGTAGAGGCGGATGTCCGTGACTGTCATGCCGGCAGCCTCGATGATGTCGAGGTTGCGCCCCGTGAAATCTGTGGAAATGTAGGCCAGTTCGTCCCACTCGTTTTCGCCGAGTTTGTTGAGCTGGATGGTTGGCAGGCCGATCTGCGCGGCAGCGCAGACCATCGCGTCTGCCAGCTTCCCACAGTTTGTTTCATAGCTGAAGAACCCAACCTTTTTGGTTTTTGCCTGCTCTCGGGCCGTGTGCAGTGCAAGCGTGGTCTTGCCGTCCGAGGGATAGCCGCCGATGTAGATGAGGTCTCCCGGCTCCGTCCGGAGGTATTTGTTGAGTTTGGCAAACTTCCATGGCAGGAAGTCCGGCTTGACGGATGGATCGTGCCGCCGGTAGAAATCTTCCAGGGCCTGCGCCATATTCATGGCTCGGATGCCAGGCTTGTCGACCATGATGCGGTTGACCTGATCCAGCGCCGTGCGGATCTCGTCTTCGTCCTCCGCGTCAAGCATTGCGCCGGCTGCGTCCTTGAGCAGCTGCAAGCGGGCCTCGCTCCGCAGGATACGGCAATACTCGCGGACATTGGCGGCGGTCGGCGTGACCGAGATGATCTGGCCGATCAGGTCGGCGTAGGCTTTTCCGGCCCGGTCGAGCACCGTCACGGCGTCGATCGGACGTCCCTCGCCAGCCAGCGCACGGATCGCATTGAAGATCGTCCGATACTGGCCGACCGTAAAATAGTCCTCCTTGATCGTCTCCATCACGACGGGGACGCAGCGCGAATCGATGATCATCGAGCCGAGGACGGAAGTCTGTGCGCTGATCAGCGCGTCTTGTTTGCTGGCCATCACACAAACTCCACGCCGCTGAGATCCACGCGCCCGGCATTGTCGGCGGAGACGGTCTGTCTGCGCTGCGGCAGCTCGTCATCCTTCAGCGGGAACAGACTCAGCCATTGCCGCTCAGTCGCCTTATCCAGCATGGCCACCATGTACGCCGGGTCTCCGGCAGACAGCTTGACGAGCTTGTTCCAAAGCATGGCAGCAGCCTGCATGGACTTGACCGGCTTTTTGATCTCAACGCGCATCTGCAAAAACCGCTGCATGGCATCCACCAGCGGCTGACCGTTCACCTCGCATTTATACAGGAGCGCGGACGCAACGGCGTCAGCCGATTGCGGCTTTTCTTTTTCCTTTTTCTTTTTATTCTCTTTTTTATATCCATCCTTATATATAGACGGGGAAGTTTGTCCCCCTACCCGGGGAAGGTTATCCCCGTACGTACAGGGACATTCGTCCCCGTACCCATCCTGCGAGGGAGAAATGGACGGCTCTGCCAGCACTGGCGAGATATAGCGGATCTTGCCGCCGACCTTGCGGTTCGGCTCGATGCGGACGCGGATGTGTCCGGCCTCGGCCAGCGCCGACACCCATCGTTTGACCACGTCCTCGGAGCAGTGCATCGCCTCGGCAAGCTGCGCATTGCTCGGCCAGCAATAACCCTCGCGCCGCATCAGCGACGACAGCACCCCATAGAGAATCTTCGCATTGGCCGGAATGGACATATCATCCAGCACCGTGGCCGGGATGACCGACCAGAAGGCGCGAAAATCTTCGCTCAAAATCGATTCACCCCCTTGCAAAACAAACATTCTGATGATATACTGAAGATGCTTTCAAGTGTCTCGTTCACGGGATACGCAGTCGCTCGGTTGTTCGCAGCAGCCGGGCGGCTCTTTTTTTCTGCCCTTTTCATTCTGAATCCTCCGCATAGCGCAGCGTGTAGGCCGCCGCGATGATGTCGTTCAGCTCGTTCACAATCTGGTCGTAGGCCGGCCGCTCGGCAGTGTCGATCACGCCGTCCTCGGCGATGCGCAGCAGCTCTTTGTCGCGGTTTCGGTCGGCAAAGCCGATGATGCGGTTGACCAGCTGGATCACGGCCAACGGCAGCGGCTGGCGCTTCGTGTCCGGCAGTACGTTCAGGCTGTCCGAGGTCTGCAAAAGGTGCTTGTACGCGAACCATGTATCGCCGCAGGCATTGACCATCAGGCAGACGTGATAGTTGTCCGGGATGCGTCGGTTGCCCTCCCATGCCTTGACCGTCTCGACCGACACGCGCAGCACTTCGGCCCAATGTTCCTGCGTCAGTTGTGCACTTTTCCGACATGCGGCGCAGATATTGATGTATGCTTCCTGCATGGATTTCTCACTCCTTTGGTGGGATAATATCAGTGACCAAATGATCCGCTATTTTTTTGTCATCCATCTGGCCAGTTCGGTCAGCGACACGCTGTATTTCCCGCCGATCTTCTTGGCCGGAAATGCCCGGTCAGCCAGAAGCGTCCGCCGGTCCAGCCCAAGCGCTGCCTGACACTCGTTGACGGTGATCGCGGCTCGCGCCGGGAACATTTCGACCAGCAACTCCAACTGTGGCCGGAAGCCTTCGGTTTCTCGCATAGCTGTCTCCTTTCTCAAAATGCACCGAGCTTTTTCAGCTCAATGATCCACCCCAGCAGCGCAAGCGCCGCAAGGACCAGTTTGATCGCAATGCCGATCCTGTATCGGCGTTCCTCTTTCTCTCGATCGTTCATGGCTGCTCCTTTCCGCCGTTGTAAAGATCGTCGATGGTGCAGTTCAGCGCCTCGGCCAGCGCCGGGAGCTGCGAGGCGCGCGGATACACGCCGCCGGTCTCCCAATTCGCAATGGCCGCCTGTGTTACACCCATGATGTCGGCGAGTTGTTTCTGAGACAAACCTGCTTCGACTCGTTTGCATTTGATGCCGTTAATTTTAATCACTCCGTTTCTTGTAAAATATAAGCGTTGTTGATATTCTGGATTATATATCAAGTATCTTGATATGTCAATAGCAAAAATCAAATTTTATAAATTTTCTTTATATTTCGTAGGAAAAATAAAATTGGCTGATATAATATAAACGAGGTGAGGCCAGTGAATCGTCTTAAACAAGTGCGGCTGAGCAAGGGACTTAACCAAAAGGAACTCGCTGAAGCACTTAATCTGTCGCAAGCGGCGATATCGGGATATGAAACCGGGAAGTATGATCCGGGAATGAAAATCTGGAAGATGATCGCCGACTATTTCGACGTCACCGTTGATTATTTAATTGAAGATGGCGATATAAAAAAAGAAAACCCCACCGGAGTACCCGATGAGGTCTATAAAGTTGCGAAAGAGTTTATGGAACTTCCGCCCGACGCTCAGGCTGAGGCTCGGTCTTATCTTGCGTTTTTAAGGCAGCGATATACCCGGCAAGACGGCTAATTCCTTCTGGTGTCAGCGACATCAATTCTTTCAGCAGTTCAGTCATACCAAAGCGTTCCTTTCTTTTTCATTTCCATTTGCCCAACGGTCATGTATATTATATCGCACGAATCAGCAGTTTCCCAGAATAGCTTTATTGGAGGATTGATGTATGAGCACAAATGACAGCAGCAGTGCGAAAAAGGTATCTTCGTCCGTAGTCTTGATTGTTGTTGGCTTGATTATGCTGATATTTCGCATATACTTGCTGGGGATCGTTTTGCCGCTGATGGGCGTTGTCCGAACAGCAAAATGGTGCAAGACAGTATCAGTCAGGAAGCTTTATCAAATACCGCTGTTTTTGGTAATCGCCGTTCTTGCGTTGGTTCCAATCGTTGGCAGTATAATTGGAGCAGTGCAGCTAAATACCAAACCGAATGTTTCGGAAATACCGCTCAATGCGCCATCTATTCAAGCAGAAACTGATCAAAACGCTCGACAGTCTCAAGATGAAGTGACGATTCCGGTCGATATCCCGGCTCCGCAAACGTTTGATGGCTATGGGGATGATGTTCTGTCAATCAAAACGCCATCTTATCCATTTGCGTTTTATATCACTGGAAACAGCAGCTCAGAACATTTTGCGGTGACTACATACAATTCGGCTGGCGAGTATGGAGAACTTTTGGTTAATACAACTGATCCGTATAGCGGATTTACGATAGATCCAAGCTACGATGTTTCGACGATCGAGGTAAAGGCTAGTGGCAGTTGGAAAATCGAACTGCGATCCATTTATGACACAGGCAGTATTAGTGCAGATAGTAATTATTCCGGATATGGCGATGCTGTTCTATTGATTAAGAGTCATGGAACAACCGCGCATATAACTGGAAATTCCAGTGAGCATCATTTCGCAGTATGGACATACGGTGTCTATAATGACTTGCTCGTAAATACAACAGAGTCTTATAATGGAATAGTCATGATTTCTGGATCGCCAATGCTCCTTGTTGTTAAGGCAGTGGGCGAGTGGACTATACAGTTGTGATGGGATCACCCCGTCGTCGATCATCCCATCGACGGCGGGGCTTTTTGGCCGCTGCAAGCGTTGTGGGAGCTGCTTGCAGGACTAGCCTACCACGTTTTGGGCAGCCTTGTCGAGAAAGAAGCCTTGTTATTTGAGCACAGAATTACACTTTTCGGGAAAGGAATCTGGTTTTGGATGCAGGAATTGTACGAAATTTGTCGAGAAAAGAAGGAGAACACAATCCCGCGGATGACCAATCAGGACTTAGCGGAAAAGATCGGGAAATCGACCACAACGGTTGCGCAGTTCCTGCGCGGAGAAGCGCCGAACGCTTCCGCCGAAACCGTGCTTGCGATCTGCAAAGAGCTCGGCGTGTCGGTCGATGCCTGCATCGGCCTGACACCGGAGACGCCGCAGCCTGACGCAGCGCTGCTGGAACAGATCCATGGGCTGGAAGCCGAAAACAGGGCGCTGCATGATGGCATGGATGGGCTGAACGCGCACCTTGCGACCTGCAAAAAGTCGATGAGAATGCACCGCTTTGTGACGGCGGTGCTGCTGGTCATGGTTTTCCTCGCGCTGATCGCCCTGCTCTATGACGTACTGAATCCGAACGTCGGTTGGATTCGCGATCAGCTCGCGGCGCTGATGCAGCACCCATTTACCATATAGGGAGGGGAGAACGTGGCGATCCCGAAATACTATGTGCGCCCGGATGGCCTGCACGAGACAATCATCAAGATCAACGGCAAGCGCAAGGCATTCCGGGGCAAGACTGACCGCGAGGTGTGGAACAAGGTCAAGGCATACAAGGACGATCTTTTCGCTGGGAAGACGGTGAGCTTTAAGGCCGTGGCGGAAAAGTGGTGGAACGAGATCGAGCCGACGCTCGCGCCGAACAGCCTGAAAAATTATACCCCCGCATACAACCGCGCTATTGCGGAGTTTGGCGAGATGGACGTTGCATCAGTCAAGGCGAAGGACGTGGAAAACTACGTCAATCAGTTTGCCAAGACGCGCGCGAAAAAGACCGTTGCCACGCAGCGGCAGATCATCCGCCAGATTCTCAACAAGGCCCAGCGCGAGGGCTACATCGAGTACAACCCGGCAGAAGCTGTGCTGCTCCCCAAAAATCTGCCGCAGAAAAAGCGCCACGCTCCCAGCCGTGCGCAGATCCAGCTCATCAAGGACAGCGTCAACGATAAGTTCGGCCTGTTCCCGTTCGTGGTCTATTACACTGGCCTCCGGCGCGGCGAGGTGCGCGGTCTGCGCTATGAGGACATCGACCGCAAGAAAAAGCGCATCTATGTCCGGCGGAATGTCTATGACATCAGCACCACGCCGCATACCAAAGACCCAAAAACGGAGGCAGGCATCCGGGATCTTCCGCTCTTGGACGCGCTGGCCGCAGTCCTGCCGGATCGGAAGCACGGCTACATTTTTTCCGATGACGCTGGCGCGAAGCCGCTGCCGGACTGGAAGGTGCAGGACCGCTACGAAGAATATCAAAAGCGCACAGGTGTTACGGCCACGCTGCATGAGGTGCGCCACGGATATGCCTCCGCCCTCTACGATGCCGGGCTCGATATGAAAATGATCCAGGAGTTTCTCGGCCACGCTCAGCTGTCGACAACGATGGATATTTACACCGATATCTTCGAGGATAAGGTGGACAGCATAGGCACACAGCTGGAAGGGAAACTGTGATTTTTTACTGTGTTCAAACTGTGTTCAAACCCATGTATTTTTGTGCTATTCTTTGCTAGTTTTTGCTAACTTCGATTTTTTGCAGATTGTTTTGATTTTCGTAGATATATGTACAATTTATCCGTTTTATCGGTGTAAATATAGAAAAAGCATCTCAGAAGTTCGGAAACTTCTGAGATGCTTTTGGCGGAGTAGGAGAGATTCGAACTCTAAAAAAACCGTTGAAAATCAATGGCAACTGAGATAACTGTGTTCTAATTGTGTTCAGACTTTCGCAATCCCGTGATAATACGCTGCGATCTTCCGCTCAGGTCCTCCGGCGTCCTTATCGTCCAAAAACGCCATAGCAAGGTCTGCGTAGAACTCCGGCCGGTCAAGGCCGTACTTGGCCGCGACGGCGTAATAGTCCGAGTACATCATGTTCATCGCCGTCCACCAGACGCAGGACTTCTCATGGACGCCAGCGACGTTGGCAACCGCGTCCGTCTGGCCCATCGTCCAGTGCGGGCCGGTCGTGCCGTCTTCGTTTTCCATCTTGGCCGTCCATGCCTTTGCGTCTTCCTCGGTAAAGCCTTCGGCCTCGTCGTGCCCGTCCATGCGGCGCAGCGCACAGATGGCGTCCGCGTACACCATAACTTCTTCCGCGCGCCCCAGCGTCACCGGACGCTCCATGATCTCATGCAGCTGCCGTTTCAGTTCTTCGATATAATGCTTCATTTTACGCCTCCTGAATGTATTTGTATAGACTGTCGAGGTCGTCCGCAGCAAAAGTTAGCTTGCCGATAAACGGAATCTTTATCGGGAGTTTTCGCCCATCGAGCCGTGGCCTTGCCTTATTATAGAGTCTGTCAATATCAACATCTCCGTGCTCATCCATAATCCGCATCGCTTTGATCCAAGGGTTATCTTTCAGCACAAGCAGTTGCTCTTTGCTGCCGTCTGCCAGCAAAGACAGCCCAACGCCTGCCACGAACGACCGCACCTCGTCCATATGTGGAGATGCTACCGTATCAAAAAAACGCAAAATTCCGCGCATGGCCTGATCTATTGTCACCATATTGGTTTACCTCCATTTTAAGGTGGGGCGGCAATAGCCGCCCCTTTTTGCTTAAGTCGTCGTGGTGGTCGTGGTCGGAGCCGTCCAGCTGTTATAACGCTGCATCGGTTCCGGGCAGACGTTGTTGATGGGGATCACCGTCTTGGTCAGACCCGACAGCGTAGCCAGCTCGTTCTGCATACAGGACAGGTTCGCCACGGTCTGCGCGTTGACGACACGCTGCTGGCACAGCTGCTCTTCGATGCTGCGAAGTCGCCCATCCGTGTACTTGTACATTTCGAGCATCTTCTGATCCGTGTACGTGTTCGCATCGCGGAGCTTTACTTCCGTTTCCAGCTCTGCGATTCGTGCCGCCTGAGACGCCTCATAGCGGCTTACGAGATGGTTGTCGCTGTTGCTTGCAGCCATCGCCGCTGCAGCCGGATTCGCGCCCCAGCCGCCGAACAGATTGCTCAGCCCGCCGCCAAACACGCCGAGGCCCGTGCCGATCGCGCCGAGCGTAACGCCGAGATTCCCCTTGCCGTTGCTTGCGTATTCCATAAAATTCCCTCCGAAAAATGTAGTGAACTGGCCAGTTCCTACGTTCAGTATGATGGAAAAGTCCGTCACAAAACAGCCAACGTTCGGGCCAGAAAAAGGCCAAAAAAGGCACAAAAAAGAGGCAGACACAGCGCATGCCGTGTCTGCCTGTTTACATGTGCGCGGAAAGTGCGTCCGTGCACCGCTTGATGATGTTTTTTGTACCGTTGAGGGAAAGTCCCTCATGCTCTGCGATCCGTTCCTGCGTCCATCCGTCGCAGAGGTATCGCCGCATGATGTCTCGGTACGAATCTTTTAGAATCCATTCAGAGATCAAACGCTCCCACTCGCTGCGCGGCAAGTCTGGCCAGCCGCGCCGCATCGTTTAGCCTCCTTTGTGATTCAGAATCGGGATATTCCCCTTATTCGACACATCCAGATCCATCGCCTTTGCAATATCGCGAATTTTAATATAATTCGTGCCGTCCTTCAAAATGCGTTCGACCTCGACCTCCTTGCCGTCGACGATCATCTTTGCTTTTGTGACCACTTCGTCCACCTCCTCCAAGAGCTTCTTAAAGTCCGCCCATTTCTTTTCGTCGATCAGCGGCAGCGGACACAGCTTCATCGAAATGTCATAGTGCCGGATTGCGGCCTGCACGTTCGGAAGCTGCTTCAGCAGCATCTGATAGAGCCGCGCGGCATTGCGCATCGTCGCCTCCGGGATGTAGTACTTACCGGAAGCGTCTGTGTGGCTCACCATCTCGATACTGACGGTGTTGTAGTTGCTATACACCTTGCCGAATTTGCCGCTCCTGCCGTCGCCCACGGCCCACGCAACCACATTCAGCGGCACACACTGGTAAACGGTATTTCCCTCGTCAACCACGAAATGTGCCGAAGCAGCGCGTCCTTCGGAGCCGTTTGCAAAATACCGGGCATTGCCAAGCGCCGTCGCGTGCAGACCGGTATTGGCCGTGTAGTGGAACACGATTGCCCGGATGGCCGAGAGCGGACGCCTGCCGCCCACTCTCGTTGCCCGGATGGTATCGTTAATTTTCAGTGCCATTGTCTTCACCCTTCGCATCCATCGCGTCCTGCGCCTTCTGCGACTGCGTGCCGAAATAGAACGTGATGACCATCAGGAAGATCGTCAAGAAGTCTTTCCCTGTGATATCACCCCGCAGCGCCAGCACTGTGAACACCACCGTCAGCAGCAGCGTCACCAGCGACTTCACGCTCAGCAGATTCGAAATCCGTTTCATGATCTTTTCCATGTTATGTACTCCCTTCGTCGTCCGATTTTTTTGCAAATACTCTCTTCGCAAGGAGCATCAGCAGCTCCCCGCCGAACGCAGCTCCGGCGAAGGTCAGAACGTCGGATAAGTCCACATCCCGTCCTGTCGCCAGCGCTGCCGTCTTGACCGCTGCCGCCCAGAGCAGGACGCCAAACAGCACCCAGATACAAAAGTACACTAGCTGCCGCGCCATCTTGCCCTTCGTAAGGCGGCTCTTTCTAATTTGCCTCATGCCGTCCGGCCTCGCACTGCTCTTCGAGCTTATGGAGCGCCTTTTTGACATCCCCATTGCCGCCGCGATTGACGTACTTCTTCCCGGCGATCAGCCGCTCCGACATGGGCATCTCGTCCGACATGATCGTGAGGCGCAGGATGCTTAAATACTGCTCATCCTGCAATCTCGTGATCTTGTCGATCTTCTCGTCGATGGCCTTCAGGTGGGCGCTCTGCGCGTCGCCCTTGCCTTTCTTCTTCTGGATCGCGCTGACGATTGCCTGAACGACGGTCGTCAGTGCAGACGAGCCGAGAATCGCGACAATTATCGTGGTTGCATCCATTTCTCTTTTCTCCTTTATACTTCGGTAAAATACAGCCCCACCAGCTCATGAGGCAGGAACTGAAGCGTCACCTTGCCGCCCGGCTGCTCGCCCGTCCGTTCGCAGCGGTAGAGCTTGCCGTCCTCCGGATCGGTGTAATACAGGCCGTAGGTGTACTCCATGCCTTTTGCGGCTGGAATGGGGTCGTCCTGTGTGCCCGCGTGGGTCTCGTCGATGACGGTAAACAGCGCCGGGACTTTGTCCGGCTCCCAGCCCTCCTGTGTCGTGTGGGCCTGTGTCACGCGATAGAGCCTGTCTGCATAGACCAGCCGGTCGTTGACCTCCACGGACATTCCTGCCGCCCAGCGGTCATACAGCTCCATCGCCTTTAAGGCGTCCGCGTCCGTCAGACTGGCGCTCGCTTTTACGATATAGGGCCGCAGCGCCCGCGCCCTTTCTGTATAGCTCATCATTCCGCCTCCCCAAGTAAAATTTTCGCCGCTGTCTCTGCATCCGTCAGCGGGATCGCCGCGCCCATTTCCTCATAGCTGCCCTCAGGTTCTGTGCCTTTCAGCAGCTTTCCTGCAAGCCGGAACACCGTGTCAGACAGTGCTTGATACTCAGTTCCTTCCTTGTCAGTAAGCGTCACGGCCATCTTCGCACAAAAGCCCTCGGCCTCCGCTTCCTCGCACGGAACATAGCATCCGTTGCCGTGCAGCCGGATCAATACAATGCTGTCCGCATACCCGGCAAACGCACCCTCTTTTTTTACTGCATACATGGCATCACCCCGAATTTCTCAAAATAGATCTGTTTCAACCGTTCTGTGCTGGCCGTCCGCAGCCGGTTCTTCCAATAGCCGTTTTCCTGTCCCGGCCACAGCTCATCTACAAAGTCCTCACCGCATCCGTGCTTTGTATACCAGCGGTAGAGCTTTTCTAGCATATCCTGCCGGTATTTTCCCTCATCGGTCAGTGGCCGGAAGTGCTCCCAGCCATTTTCACTCGTCACGCAGCAGATCGGCTTTTCGCTGAGATAGAGGAAACCATCACGTTCCTGTAAGACTGTGCCGAATGGAATGTTGACTTCTCCAGAAAGACTTTTCCCCTTGAAGCGTCTGTATGTGATGTAATCCACAATTCCCTCCTATACACAGAAGCCGGGCGCGAAGCCGAGCGAATAGTTCGCGCGTTCAAACACGGGGCGTTGACCGGACTCAAGCACGAACTGCGTGGTGCTTCCCGAAAGAGGTGAACGGGACCACCAATCGGCATCTGTGCTTGTCGCGCTGTGCTTGTACTTGGTTTTGCTATTTCCGGCGGAATAATAGGTGTACTGCGCTTGTTTGGTGCCTTCGTTTCTGTTTGCTCGTGCGTTTCTCCCGAATACCTCGTACTCGGACAGCAGAAAAAAGTAATCTGTTGTTGCTGTGACTGCGCTTGCGGTCGGGTCTCCGTTTCCCATATTGTCTGTGTACTTCGTCACGGATTTCAGCACCGCACGGAGCGCCTCAGGAATGATTGCGATAATCGTCCCGGAATAGCTCGAGAGGCTCGTTCCGCAAATGCTTGTACGCATTTGTGAGCTTTCCCAACCGCCGACGGCTGTTTGACTGCTGTTCATGGAGAAATAGCCGGTCACCGAGACGGTCGAGTTATAGGAACTGTCGCAGAAGCAAACGTCCGTACCGCCGGAGAGGGCGGTCTTCGCAAGTTGGAAATGGATGCGGTTTGTACCCTCAAGACTGGAATTATGGTTGAATCCGATGATGAACGCATACGTCGTGAAGTTAGACAGTGTCAGTGCACCAACTGTGCCGTTCAGTGTGACCGCTTTGCGGTCTCCAACACTCCAATAGTTCGCGCCTTGTCCTGCATCTGAGACAGAACGAATGGTCTCCCAATCGTTGTCATTTAACGGTCCCAAGAACAACAGCGTTGCCGAGTATTCATCAGCAAGACTAACCATTTGCGTGTCAGAAGTCTGTATTCCCAGTTTTGCAGATACGCTCCATGTACCGGCCTCCGGCACAGTAAGCGTACACGTTCCATTGACTGATGTGCCCCTCACGACCTTGCTTCCTTTCGTCGCGGTAACAGTTGCACCAGATGTCACAGACACGACGATCTTCAATTCCGTGCCGGTCTGAATGGCCTGAATGGCTGTCACAAATCCATCCGGGTAGACCAGTGGGTCAGATGTGCCGCCCTTCTCCCGGATAGCTGCTGCAACCTTTGTCAGGTCGGTTGTATTTGTCAAATATTCAGCCATCAGAAGCTACCTCCATTCGCGTTTGCAATCTCTACAGCCGCCCATGCGCCAGACACAACACGCAGGAATTTTCCATTGTCCGAAGTAGTGACCGCGGGCAGCTCCTTCGCGCCCCATGCGGCCTTGTTGTTCTGGACGTCAGACACCGCCTGATCGATCTCTGCGCCGGTGTGCGCGCTATTGTATTGGTCTGCCATAAAATCACTCCTTCATGCAGAGAAATTCCTTGCCGTCTGCCGTCAGCATGGTCTTTGTCGTGCCGGACGGCACAAAACCATAGTTGTCATTCCAGCTTCCATCCGCGCCCTGTGCGTAGAGGGAGATTCGATATTCTCCATCACCATTTAGGAGGAAATCGTCGTAGACCTCAAAGGTTCGCTCCGTCCCCGCAGGGGTCTGGGAAAAGGACGCAATGAGCGCCCCTTTCCCTCGCCCCCAGTCCTCGCCGGTTTTTGTCGCGCGGCATTCAAAGGCCGTGTAGGCGATGTCCGACGAGAATTTGACGGTGATGGAATCGAAACCCGAGACTGCCGAGATTTTATTCCCCGTGATGGTGAACGTCAGTCCCGGCGCGGCCATTACGCCACGCTCCAAGTCCCGGCGGCGTTCTTGACAAAGACCTTGATGATCTTCGTGCCGTCGCCGGAGGATGCCGTCGCAAGGTCTGCACCCTTGATGGTGACATTGATCGCCGTGGCCTTCTTGTAGCCACCCTTGCTGCCGGAGGTGTTTGTGGAGCCGCCAGTGGTCGGGATCTGCGTACCGGCGTCGTGGAGGCTGCTGGTGCTCGGCACAACACGCACCGTGTATTCCTCGAAGTCCACGTCGCAGGTGAAGGAGAACGCGCAGGTGTCGAAGCCGGAGACTTTGGAGATCCTGGTCTTGTCGGGGCCAGTGATCGTGACCACCGGAACCGCAGTGTTGACCGTGATAGACGCTGTGACCGCAGCCGTTTCGTTGCCGACGTCATCCCGCACCTTGATATGTACGGTTTTCAGACCATCGCCTTCCGTCAGAACGATAGACTTGCTGGCCGCGAAGGTTTCCCACGATGCGTCCTCTTCCGTTGCCGCCGCCTTGATGCCCCAGAGCTTCATCTGGTATCCGGTCTTGGTTTCATCCGTCAGCGTGATCGTTGCGGTGACGGTGTTGCTGGTTGCGTACGTCGCGCCGCTGTTGAGCTTCAGTGTCAACCCAGACGGTGCAAGCGTATCAAGAATTAGATTGAAAAAACTTGCCATAGGTTATGCCCCTTTCTTTTCGCTCAGTTCGATGTATAAATATCCGCCCGGGCGGGTGTAGATGGGTTCTTCGCCGATGCAGGCCTTCTTAATGCCCATCTCACCGACAAACAACTCCTTGAGCTGCTCTTCTCCGATTGTGATCATTCCATCACCCCCGAATCAGATACAGTGTCTTTGCGTCCTTGACGGCCAGCGCGTCATATTCCGCCCGGTCGAGGACTACAATGGTGTTGATCTGCGCGGATGAGACGTTGCCGCCGCCACTGCCGCCGGGTGACACCCGCAAGGGCGGCAGGCTGAATTGGATGCTCGGCTTCCCGCCAATGTCAAAGTGGATCATCACAGCACCACCTTACTGATGGAATCGCTCACGCGGATGCTCTCAATGCTGGTACCGATGACAACCGGCTCCGCGCCGGTAAACTTGATGCGGATCTGAACGGCCTGAGAAGCGCTTTTGAACTGAAAGGTTTCCTCCTGCGTCAGAGGGAACAGGAAGTTTCCGTCTGTGTCCGTCGTGACCTCGCCGGGATAGATTTTGCGCAGCTTGCCGACGATGAACTCGATCATCTCAATCTTGGATAGGTCGAGCGGTGCGCCGTCCTGCGTCCCAGTAAATACAATGGCGTACTGGTCGCCTTGCATGATTTTCAGGCTCATAGCTACCTCCTTACTTTGGCTTGCCGACCTTGCACAGCACCACATAGCTGCCGCTGACGCGGGCGATCAGGACGCGATTGCCCGCAGCGAAGGTGACGTCCGGATTGCAGCGGTAGTGCTTCGCAGTTGCCTCGGTCTGGCCGGGGAAGATCAGCGATACGCCGTCCGTGTACTTCGCGCCGATCGTCGCCAGCGAGAGCAGCGGCGATTCCTGCGGGCTCTCCAGCGTGGACGTAAACAGATCCATCATGCGATCACCGTCCTTTTCGCTGTGTGCTGCATCATCTGGCCGGCAGCCATGGTCAGCGACCAGCCGGTCTCCTCGTAGATCCCGGCCAGCTCCGGGTCGTCGATGGAGATGATGTCCCCGACGCCGTGCCCCGGCTCATTAAGTGTCTGAAATGTGATGGTTCGTGCCGCTAACATGGATTCATTCCGGGCGCGGTCTGCGGCGGCCTGAAGCTCATCTTGACTTGCAATGTTGTCCACACGCTGCACATCCACAATGCGCATTTTGCGTTTGAACGTGGACGTGCTGGACGTCGGGGACTCGTTGACAGCCGTGGCCACCATGTCGGCATCGAGATCCGGGTTGCTGCAGATTCGGACAAAGACGTTCGGCGCGTTGAAAATGTCCGTCTCGTCGTTGTGATCCGGCCCGATGGGCTGTGCGTGGACGACGTCATTATAGGAATAGGCATGATCGATGCGGTCGGCGCTTGGCTGTTCATACGGCTCCAAATGCGCGATGCCGCTGCCGTCGAACCACACATCGCTGTAATTGATCTCGGCCAGCAGCTGGTTGATGATGGACAGATAGGTCGTACCGATCTCCCAATCCTCGCGGTCGGTCTGGAGCGTGGCTGTGGATGGAGCCGCGATGACCAGCCCGATCCCGGCCTCCGTGAGCATCTGGCGGATCTTTGTGATGTAGGACGTACCGGCGGCGATGTGCAGGATGTTCTCCGTGCGCTGGTTTTGCAGCCGCCAGCAGCGGTCGTATGCCTCGATCTGGACGACCGTGTTGTAGCGGTCGGTCGCGCGGCTCGGAGTGGCCGTCTGGAAGACGCCCAGCGGCGTCTCCACGCCGTTTAGCCGCATGACGGGCTGCAGCTCGTCTGACAGCAGATCGACCGTGTCGGGCACGTAGAACCGCCCGGAGAAGCTGCCTTTGATCTCGGCGTCCTTGTTGACCATGATATTGGGATTGTCGCCGCTGCGCCAATGGAGCCGGGCAAACTCGGCTCCGTTGCGCAGGACGTTGACGTGGTAGGAGACGTCACGAATCAATGTTGATCTCCTCCTTTCGGTCGATCTGTTCGATGGTAAAGCTGTAAGTGCTGAAGAAATCGTCAGAGTTTTCCGTGATGCTGGCCGGGTAGCCGATAATCATGTTGCCCTCCGGCGTCTTGCAGCAGGTCAGGTGTCCGAGCAGTGCCCTGAGAGACTGCCGCTCCGCGTCGTCCGCGCAGACGCAGGCGATCCGCAGCGCGCGGGACTTAAATTCGCTCCGCTCGGCGACCGGGTAGGTGTGCCCGGAGAGCTGGACATATTGGATGTCCTGGGACAGGCTCAGACCCGTGCTGCGGTGTGCCGAAGAATCATAGAGGAAATGCAGCCACTCGCCGCGCTCCATGTCGTAGAGTCGGACGTTGTCTGTGCCGACCGTGATCTCCATGGCCTCGGACAGACTGTAATTGTCGCTGTTGTCGTAGCAGCCGCGCACCTGATAGCGCACACCACCAATGCTGGCTGCATCGGTGTGGCTCGGTTCCGTGACCTTTGCGATAGCCACTCCATTCCGATAGACCAGATAGTAGTCAAAGCTGCCCGGCGTCCAGCTGAGCGCCGCCTCAATGCCGCCCTCGGCGGTCAGCGTGATCGCGCCGCCCGGTACGTTTACGACCGGGAGCGCCGCCGTGCCCCACGGCGACCAGAAGCCGTATTCGTTTTGCACACGGACGCGCGCTGTGTAGCTGCCATCGGCCAGATAAAATGGGGCTTTCCACGTCTTCCCGGTTCCGAAGCGCGTACCGGAGGCATAGACGCCATCGATCTCGACTTGGTAGGCTTGCTGCTCATCCGACTGCCAGCGGATCTCCGGGCGCGGCTCTGTGGACACGATAGACACGGGTGGTGTTGCAGGGGCGGCCAGCACAATAAACTGTGTGGCAGCGCTCCATGCGCCCGCAGCACCCTTGGAATTGTACGTCCGCACGCGCCAGTATTTTGTGCCGGAGGTAAACGTCCCGGCAGGAGCCGTCCATGTGTTGGCCGCGCCGGTGACAGTTGCCAGCGCCGTCCATGTGCTGCTGTCTGTGCTCTGCTGCAATTCGGCCTTCGTTTGGGCCGTGCCGGTCGAAATGATGTGTTCCCACTTGAACACGTTATCAGATGCTCCGTCGAGCACGGCCCGGTCAGGCGCAACCGCAACGGCTGTGGATTCCACGTCGGTCAGCGAGAGTGTCATCCAATCGGAGGTCGTGGTGACGCCGCTGTTCGCGGTCACGCTGATCTGCCACTGGATGCTGTCGCCGGAAAAAGTATTCGCCGGGATGGTGATGGAGGTGGCCGTGCCAGGCACGTCGATCTCCTTGACTGTGTCGGATGCAGATTTGCGCCAGCGGAATTTTGCAGACGTGCGCGAAACGTCTGCATAGCAGTACCCATTTACAGATTCACGCCAAGAGAAGGTGTTGGAATTTGCAGCAACAATAGATCCGCGTGACGGGGATGTGTTGCTTATTGCAAGCCCTACGGTTTCGTCGGTATAACGGAACGTCGCGTATGGTGGATTACTGCTTCTGGTTGACTGAAATGCCCAGTAATAGTTCGTTGCAATCATGATCCCGTACTTCAGCACGTAGGATGCAAGGCTTGTTGTAGTGGAGACAACCGTCTTATACCCGGCAGAACTTACATAGACGCTCAGCTTCGTACCGCCATAGCTCGGTTTATTGTTGTATGTTACTGTTTTTTCGTTGAATGGGCCTCGAAGATAATACCATGTAATGCTTTGCGCAAGAGTAGAAAAAGAAACTTGGTAATTTACATATACGGTTACATTTTCGATGGCCTTAAATCTTGCAGCTTCCGGAGGTGCAGCAAATGAAAATAAAATATCACTTAGTCCGTTTGCGTCACCAGCAACATACACAGATTCAGTGCTGAAATTTGTTGACGGGAATGATGCGCTAATGCCTGCACACTGTGCCCCTGTAAGCGTAATTTCTGGCATTTAAGCTCCTCCCATCCGAACCACTCTACGGCGCTCCTGAACAATGCGGAGGATGTCCTCAAACTCCCGCACCGTGTGGGCGTCGATCGTGATGTTATAGGTGTCTCCGCCGCTCTGGCGGGTCTCCTGCGCGGTCAGGATGCGCGTGCCCTGCGGCAGGATCGCGGTCTCCGCTCCGTGCTCGCTCAGCAGCGTCCGCCCGCCGGGGAACCAGTCTGTTCCGCTGGCGTTGCGCCGCCACGATCCGGCATTTTTCCACGCCTCAAAGGTCCCTTGCGCCGTCCCAGCGGAAACCTCGCTGTTATACATTGACCGCAGCTCCGCGTCCGTGTAGGTGCCCTCGGTGATCCAGCCCGCAGACTGTGAATAGCGGTAGCCGTTATAGGCACCGCTGGCACGCTGCATGTTGCTGAGCTGGCCGGAGCTGGCGTTCAGGCCGAGTGCAGTTCTGATCTTATCGCCGTTGAACGTAAACAGGCCGACAATAACGTTGGCTGTGTCTGCAATCAGGGCAACCGTTTCTGCGATCGGTTTCAATGCTGCGGTCAAAGCCGGAAGAACAGCGGAGATCAGCGAACCGAGCGGTTCCAGCAGCGCAACGGAAGATTCGAGGATACTGCCGAAGGCATCGACTGCGCCGGACTCGACCAGCGTCTTGCCGACCTTCTGGATCAGCTCTCGGATGTCCTCCAGCGCTTTTGTCAGGTACGGCGCAAACTCGGCGGCCATCTGATTTTTGACGGCCTCCTGTGTCTTCTGCAAGGTTTGGAAGCCGGTGTCTACGGCTTTCAGCGAGGTCAGCGCGTCATTGTCGAGCACATAGCCCATGTCGTGCGCTTCGTCCGCGTACTGTTTCAGCGCGTTGCTGCCCGCGTCGATCAGCGGATTCAGCTCCTGCGCGGATTCCGACATGAGGTCCATTGCAACGGCGTCGCGCTCCGTGCGGTTTTCCATCTGGCCGAGCGCGTCGATGGTGTCGTAAAACACATCCTCGGCGCTGCGGAGATTGCCGTCCGCGTCCGTGATGGCCACGCCGAGCTTGGCATAAGCGGCGGCGGTAGCTTCATTGCCGTCCTGCGCCTCCTGCATCTTGTTGGTGGTCTCTTTGAGAGAGTCGCGGATGCGGTCGGACGAAACACCGATCATTTCGGCTGCATAGTCAAACTCCTGAATGGACTCGGTTGACTGCCCAGTGACGGAGGACAGCTTCAGAATTTCAGACGCCGCAGCGCCTGCCTCTTTCGTGATGTCAACGAGGGCCTTTTCGGCCTTGACCACGGCAGCGGCCACAAGGCCGAGACCGGTCACAGCCAGAGCCGCACCTGCATGGATGCCGTTGAGAGACTGCACGGCCTTCTGTGCGCCCTCTGGAAGCTGGATGCCAAATTTGCCGGACACGTCCGTCAGCGCGTCACCGAGGCCGCGCATGACCTCGTTGTTGCCGGAGAACTCCTCCTTGAGATTGGCAAACAGGCCCTTGATGCCGCCGCCCTGCTCCTTGGTGTCGGACAGAGCTTTTTTCAGCTTGCCAAAAGCGTTCGTCGTGCCGTCTGCCTCTCTCTGTGCTTTTTGGAGCGCGTCCTCGTTATCCTTCAATGCACGCTCCATCTTGACCAATTCGGCCTGTGCGTTGTTAAGCTGCGTTTTCCAGCGATTGGTGCGCTCATCGGCTTCGCCGTAGGCGGAGGCCGAGGACTGGAGCGCCTTTTCGATCTGCTCGATTTTTTCCTTCTGCGTCAGGATCGTGCGGTCGAGGATGTCGTTTTTCTTGGTCAGCGCTTCGACGCTGTCCGCGTTATCCCGAAACTGCTCGGACGCGAGATTCAGCTCGGATTTCAGAACGTTCAGTCCGCTCTTGATCTCGGCCAGCGCAGCCTTGTATTCGCGCTCGCCATCCATTTTGACTTTTGTGTTGATACTCGGGGCAGCCATCAACCGCCACCTCCCATCAGATATGCCGACAACGACAAGCGGGCGGGCTTCTCCGGCTCCGCAGGAGCCTCAGAAACGAAACGCCGGCTCGGTGCGCCCATGAGCTTGAAAAACTCACGGTAAAGCGCTACGCACCGCGCCGGCGTCATTGTCCGCCAGAAAACGGCCTCGTCGTTATGCAGGACATTGATCCAGATATTCAGATACCAAGCGAAGTTCAGGCCGTCGCTGCCGCTTCCTTGGTCTCCACGTTTTTTGTTTCTTCTTCGGTCGTTTCTTCTTCGGTCGTTTCTTCTTCGGTCGTTTCTTCTTCGGTCGTTTCTTCTTCGGGCTGTTCCGCCTCGTCATCGTCCGGATCCAGGACCGCTGAGAACAGCAGGCCGAACACATCGCCCTGGATGCGGCGGAACTCCTTCCAGCTCACCGCGCGGCCGATCTCGCGATCCGTGACGGAGAGATCCAGCCCGGCAGCGTTTGCGGCCTCGTTGACCAGCGCCGCGAGCAGCCGCGTGAAATTCCGGAAGGAGCGCTCTTCATCGAGCAGTTCCTCCAGTTCGCCGGCCGCCTGAAGATCTGCCAGCACGTTGAAATTGCAGCAGAGCTGGAGCGTGTGGCCGCCATACTCAAACGGCAGCGTTTTCAAACGGAGATCCATGGTTTATCCTCCCTCCGTGACGACGGTCGGTTCCGTCGTGAAGCAGGCGTCGAGCCATGCAATGGCCTCGGCCTCGGTGTCAAACGATTCCCACTCCATCAAGTGGCCTGCGTCATCGACCAGCGCTTCGCCGGAGGTCGTCGGCGTCTGGAAGTTGATCTGCTCGCCCATGGTCTGGAGCGTCTTGCTGGGCGGGCCGAACAGCGTCTTGTGGACGAAGATGGCCGTGAACTTCTCCACGCCGTCGATCATATCCGGCGCATAGAATCCGCTGCCGACGTACTGACCGGTCGAGGTCTTGCCGTAGGCCATGCTCTTCACGGTCTTGGGCGAGCCGGAACCGACCGAACGGCTCAGCTCATACGCTTTGAAAAGCAGCTTCTGCGTCTCGTCCGGGATGTACTTCACGCCCTGGCTGACCGTCAGGCCCGTGACCTTCTTCATGTACTCGGCCAGCGCTGACTCGGCATAGAGACGTCCCTCCGCGAACTTGAGTTCGAGGTTCGCCGTCATTGCGTCGCCCATGGACATCGGCGTGTCATAACTGATTTTCTTCTGCGTTTTGTCGTAATTGTATTTCGCGACCTTCATGCCGCGAAGATCAAATTCAGGCATGTCATTCTCCTTTCAGAATGTCGGCAGCGACGTCGGACATTTTGTCGTTGGCCTGCTGCCAGGTGTTGTGTACCGCGGTCGACCAGTAATAGTCTGCCGGGATCTTGCCGCCGGTTCGCCGGCCGTAGTTCAGCACGAAACCCTTTGTGCCGTACCGCTGCCCACGTTTGTCCTTCCCATGGATCGTGACGAACATATACGGGACGCCGTTTTTGTCCTTCCGGACGACGCGGGCTTTTGTGATATGCCGCAGCGTCTCGCCGGTGCGCCGCTGGCGGCCGGGGTTGTTATGTCCGGACTCCACGAAGGCGGATTTTACAGAGGACAGCATAACCTCGGAGCCGGCTGTCAGCATCCGCTTCACGTTCTCGTCGGTAAATAGATCGGCCTTATTCAGCTGCCGGATGGCCTCTTCAATGCCGTCGGTCTCCATCTGCGCCATCAGATCACCTCACAGGGAATGTCCGTGTAGTAGGTGGCTGTCTCGACGTCGTAGGAGTGCTCCGGCATCTGCATCGCGATATGCGCATCCGCCAAAGCCTTTGAGACTTCGGCGGGGAGCGTATCATCTTCGGTTTGCGTGGCCACGGTCACAACGGCCTGATAGATCGTGGCGAATGGGCGGCCGTTGGCGTAGGCGTAGCGCTCGCCGGTCGGCGTCCAGACCAGATAGCGGAGCAGCTGCTCGCCGTCGTTTGTCGTCTCCGGGGCCTGTACCTTGTAGACCGCGTCCGGCAGGACGGTCTTGAGCGCGTTCTCAATTTTGGAATAGCTCATATTTCCCCTCCGGTTCCGCAAGGCTTAACGTGTTGATGTCGAGGCCGTCGGCATCCTGTTCGCGCTGCGCCTGGTCGATGCGATAGACGTGGCCGTCCTCCAGTGTGCAGTACTGGTCAGCCTCGATCGGTGCTTCGAAGACGCTGCGCGGCATGGACACCATGCGCACGAGCTTCTGCCCGGCCTGCTTCCCGGCGTAAAACCGGGAGGCGTACACCGTGCGCTCGCAGTAAAAGTGCTGGCTGACGGCCTTGAGCTTGCGCACGGCAGGAGACCGACCAGGGAGCAGCGTATAGATCGTCAAAATCTTGTCGTAGATCATCCGCCGTCCCTCATTTTCTCGTGGCACAGCCGGTCCTTGATCATGATGTCAAGATTCCGGGGGAGTGCCGCCCGCTCAGTGTTGCCGCGGGCACGATACATCCACGCGGCTACGGAGCCGACCAGCATGTCATCCTCGTCGCTGTCGTCCGCCAGCGTGATGCCGCGCCGGCGGACAAAGGATTCGGCTGTGGTCAGCAGACCGCGCATATAAAGCTCCTGTTGATCAGCGCACGACAAAATGCCAAGATCAACCTTCATGTAAGTCAGACGCAGGTCTGCTGACATTCCACAGCCCCCCTCTCTTACGCCTTGGCGGTCACGCTGCCGGAGCCAGCAGCGACGGCCTTGCCGTCAGCGTTAACCTCAACGACCGTGATGGTCGCGCCGGTCGTGGTGCCCTTGACGGTCTTGTTCGTGGGCAGCGCCGCCCAGTCCTTCCCAAGCTTCTCACCGCTGGAGACCGGCACGGCCTGGCCGCCGACCTGATACATCAGCTTGCCGGAGCCGTTGCCCGCAACGGTGACGGTGGTGTCGCCGGAAGTGCCGGTGCCGGCCGCAGTCGTGACGATCAGCGTGCCGAGCTTTTCGTTTGCGAGATCCGGCGCGAAGGAGATCGAGGTGGTCGGCTGCGTGTTGTGGAAGTTCACAAGCACGAACGCCTCGCCGCGGGCGGGCTTGCCGTCGTAGCGGCCGATGCTGCGGAAGACGGTCATGTTCCGCAGGAACAGCGGAATGTCCGAGGACGCGATGGACATACCCTCGCGCTCGACCATGCGCATCAGGCTGCCGAAGCCGCCTGCGATGTCGTTGTCGGCCATGAATTCCAGCTCAACGATATCGCCGCCGATGATGGGGAACGTGTTGTTGATGCCGGCGGCCAGAGCGGCGGAAGCATCAAAGGCCAGTGCCTTCGCCATCAGCTTAATATGCGTCTTCCGGTTCATCACCCAGAACACGCGGCCGTCCGAATACTTCGGGTCGGCGATGCCGAGCGATTCAATCAGTGTGCCGAAGAAGGCCGCGCCAGACGTGGAGTCGATATCCAGCTTGAGGATATGGCTGGAATGCAGATCGGAGAAATCGCCCTGATCATTGTTCCACCAATCGGGCTTGGCCGACGCGGCAAGGCGGGTGATAAAGCCGACCGGCATTTTCTTGCCGGTGCCGTAGACAATGGCCTTGTCCATCGCGCGGGCATTCGCCTCGCCCATGGCGTTGAGGATGCTCGTCAGCAGCTGGAGGTCGGAGTCATCCTGCAAGACGGCGTTGGAGATCGCCATATAACCGGCGAGCATATAGCCGTCCATTTCGAGCTGCGTGAAATCGAGCGTGATCTCGTTGATGTTGGCGAGCATTTCCGACCAGACGGCCTCGGCACCAGTGCCGACGATGTTCTGGCGGGCATTCCCGCGGATGGACTCACTGTGGATATACGGCCACAGCTTGGAATTCTGATATGTCAGATCGCGGAGGATCTGCATGAACTCGGTCGGGATGCCAAGTTCAGCGCCGGTCGCGCTGTTCTGCTGGGCGCGGAGCTGGCGGAAGCGCTGAAGGAATTCCTTCGTGCTGTCCTGCGCAAGCAGGGCGTCGCGCTGCTGATAGGAAAGTCCAAACCAGCGGTGCTCGGTGTCGATAATGGGCATAGGCTGCACACTCCTTTTATGATTTGTTGCGCCGGGGTCATTGTCCGGCTGAGAGGCCGTAGGCGGCGTCTGCGCGTCCTCCAGACTGCGGATCTCATCGTTGATCGCGTCGATTGCCTGCTGCACGCGGGCAATCTCTGCGGCATTCGTGCTGCGCTCCTGCTCAAATGCGTCCACAGCCGCCGAAACGACGCTGCGTTCCTCGTCGGTCTGCGCGTCTGCAATGTCACGTTCGAGATCTGCCTCGCGGGCGGCAAAACCGGCGCGGGTGGTCTCAAACGCCTGAAGCTCAGCCAGCAGCGGAGTCAACCGGCTGCGCAGCATCAATACTTTCAGTGCCATTTACTCTGTACCTCCAAGTTTCTTTTTCATCTCGCTGCGCCATGCCTCGGCGCGGCGGCGTTCGATTTCGGCCAGATCCTGCTTGCGGGCGCTGACGGACGTCTCCGTGTAGGCCGGAAACGTACAGACAGACACCTCGTAGAGAGGATCGACCTCTTCAATTTCCCAGCGGCATTTCCCGCCGCCGAGATCCACAAAGGTTTCGCGTTTGATGTCAAATCCAAACGAGCACTGGTCAACGTCACCCCGCTGGACGCGGGCGTAGAGGTTCATGGCGTCAACGTCGTCCCGATTGATTCTGATGCTGCCCCAGAGGCCCCGCTCATCCTGCCGCAGCGTCAGCGTGCCGGGCTTCGTCCGTCCAAGCACAAGGGTTGTATCGTGGTTGATGAGCGCCCGAACATCTCCGGAGACGGAATTGGTAAAAGCGCCCGGCTTGATGATTTCGCTTGCGCCCTCCCACAGCTGATACTCGCTGTTAAAAACCGCATAATAACCATCAATGAACAGATCGTTGCCTGCCTCACGCGTCTGGAACTTCTGTGTTACGCAGCGCACCTGCCGCTGCTGGCGTTCATTCGGCATTGCCGTCGCCTCCTTCTAGTTTTTTCTGATTGCCGATCATGCCGCGTGGGATGTAGTTTTCGAGGATGACCAGCTCGTTCAGGCCCTTGCGCGGGCTGAGCCCGAGCCAATCACGGGCCTCGTTGCCGTCCATCAGGCCGCGGATGTACTGATCGTCGGCCACGCTGGCCAGCTCCTGCAGCGTGTAGCTGTAAAGCCGGCGTGTGGACATCTGGAAATACATCTCCTCGGAGATCAGCAGTTTTCGCGTCAGCTCCTGGCAGATGATGTTGGAGATCGTGACCGCCGTGGTGCGGATCATGTGGTTGTGCTCCGCATCGGAATAACTGCCGACGCCGACCATGTACGGCGTCACGCCGACCAAAGACGCGACCTCGCGTTTGTCCAGTTCCACGCTGTCCTTGATGGCCAAATCGGTCAGGCTGAGCGGCTTGACCTGCTGCACCTCCATCAGCTCTGCGGGAATGATCCACGGCTCGCCTGCGGTGCTTCCGGACATATACTGCTCGACCAGCCGCTTGCGGCCTGCCTCGTCTGCAAATTCATTGGCGAGTGCGTCCACCTTGACGATCACGCTCGGCTTCCACTTGTCGGACATAAACCCCTTCTTAGTGGCCGCCGCCTGCCGGAGGTTGGCGGTGACGTCGCGGAGGCTGACCCTCAGGCCGATGCCGCGCCACGGCTGCGCGGGGTCCGGCCAGCGCTTGAAATGTAGAACGCTGTCTGACGAGTAGCGCTGCCCCTGCCAGATCACGTAGTAGGTTTTTCCGTTGTCCTCGCTCATGGCGTAAGCGTCCGGCATGGGTTCCAGCTCGCTCAGGAGGCCACGCTCCGTGTGCGGCAGGAGGAAGGCACTTCCGGTCGAGGTAGTCAGCATCGTCCAGACGATCCAGGAGATCAGATCCTTGCGTGTGCCGTGCCGCCATGGGGAGATATCCATAAATCGCGCAAGCTGATTTCTAACGCGGACGTCGCCGTCGTCGGTGTTCCGCATGAGCTGGATCGTCGCGTTTGAGATGATATCCGCAAGGCCGCCGATCGCTGCGAGCACGTCCGGACTGTCGATCAGCCGCGTATATCCAGGCACAGAGAGTGTGTCATTATTGACCGCGCCGATCATCCATTTTTGCAGCGCCGAGCTTGTGCATCTGCGCTGCGGTGTCACTCTCAATCCGCATCACCATCCTTTTCCTTTTTGTCATACCAACCGGCAGCCTTATTGCTGGCGGTCAGATCTTCGAGATAAGCACAAACCGCGAACACCGACGCATCAAAGAGGTCGATGCGGAGGTTTGGCTCGATTTTTTGATACATCACCATGTCGTCGGCTTTCTCGATGCCGGCGACATTCTGCACGCAGTACTCATAGGGTTCGGCGTGCATGTAGTAGAGCGTTCCCTTTTTCGCGCTGGCCTCCAGATAGCGAAAACCCTCGGACTTCCGCGTGAACAGCTGCGGCTGATCCTTGATGGGGAAGCGTTCCCTTTGCATCTCGACGAAGTATTCGCGGCAGAATTTTCGGTCGTGTCCGATGCGGCGGATTTTAAACCCATCGGCGCGCAGTTTTTTGTACCACACCACCACGTCGTGATAATTCGTGACCGCGAAATTCGTCATGTCGAGCCAGCCGTCTTCCTGCCAGCCGAACAGCGGGATTTGATCCTGCTGCGCCTTGACGATGGCGGCCGGCCGCGGGAACCATGCGTGCGGAATAATGATGTCTACGCCTTTGTAGTGGCCGAAGAGGCATCCGGCAGTCAGGTCATGCAGTTTCGAGAGGTCCGTGCCGCCGTACCAGCGGATAGGAAGCCCCGCGAGTTGCCGATAGCTCCAATCATATTTTTCATCGCTCCTGCGGAACTCCTGGATGTCAAACCATGCCTTGATTGCATTTGTCGTGACGTTCAGCGACTTGTTGAGGAATTCCGGCCGAAGCGCCGGATTCTCGGCGGCCATGGCTGCGTCGTTGATCATGTCCTGCGGGCGAATGCTGTACCCCCATCCTGGGGAAGCTGCTTTCAGAACAGCGGGATCATGCAGATCAACGTCTCCGTTCTCCAGTGTCGGCGCGGAGCAGAGGAAGCAGAAGATGCTGTCTGCTGCATCGCCCGTGACCGTCCCGCGCAGAATTTTCCGGCAATATTCGAGATGGGCGAGCAGGAAGCCTCTGGCGTTCGGACCGTTGGACGAGATCACGATGACGAGCTTGTTCGTATATGCCTTCGTTGCATCCTTCAGAATCTGATACTGCTGCGGACTTTTGTAGGTGTGCGCTTCGTCGGCAATGACGATGTTGCAGTTGAAGGAGTCCTGTTTATCAGGATTCGCGGCCAGCGCGTCGATGGATACCATGCCGCTGCCGATATCGCCGGAGATCGACCGCTCGGCATTATTGTCGATGACGCGCAGACCCTGCACAGGATCATCGTCCGTTGTGATCTGCAAGCGGGCGAGGTTGTACTTGAGGAAATTGAAAACCTCTTTTGTCTGCCGCAGCGCACCACCAACGGCATAGACCTTGGAGCCGCTGGCTCGTTCATGCAGCGCCAGCGCAAACGCGAGCGCTGCGGCGAAGGTCGTCTTGATGTTTTTTCTAGGGATGAAGTCGACAGCCTCCTTGAAACGCCGGATGTTCGTCCCTGGGGCATAAAAGCCGAGAAGGTTGTAGACGATGAACTTGTGATAAGGGAGAAGCAGGAACGGCGTGCCACGCAGTGGCGTCGCGTCTAAAAATTCTCCCTGCTGGTGGCAGAGCATCGTCTCGATGATGGCGATGATGTCGTTGGCCGGTTCCGTGCGAAATTCCCATTTTCCACGGTCGAGGTCGGCAACGTATCGTTTGCAGGCGAGCACAGCATCCTCGCACAACCCGGACTCTCCGGACAGGACGGATTCCACGAAGGAGTCCACCTCGCGCTGATACTGCGGACCGTGCTCAACAGCGTGGTCGTGCGCTGCGGCAAGCATTTGCTCGATCTTGCTGTTGCCGAGGGCAGAGGGCTGAAGCTTCGATCTTGCCTTATTCAGGCCGGTCGGCGTCAGGCCAAGCTGATTGCGGAGAGACTGTACCGTGGCCCGAAGATCCTCGACAGCTGTCCAGTACGGGCTTTTCGCGGTGTACTCCGCGCCGGTCTTGTTGACCATGGTGCAGATCCGCTGTCCACCCTGCTTCTTCCACTCCTTTTCAGCGCGGGAGAGCTCGCGCTCGGTCTTGGCCAGCTGCTTGATTGTCGGCTCAAATATCTCGTTGTAGGTTCCGACCAGTTCCATGTCCTTTCGGATCATGTCCTCTCTGGCCAAGTGCTCACCTCCCGCATGCCGGAGACTCTGCCAGGCCCGGCGGCTCCGGGCCCAGTTAGGAGGATCTGAAGAGGCAATGGCTACGTCCCAATATCGCTGCTGCCTGGCACAGCCTCCGGCATTCACGCAGGCGTGTCGTTTGCGCCCGCGCCGCATGATTCAATTCTCGCGCGCACCCGCGCGCCTCGGACCTCTTGCTTTACCCCCTCCGCCCGTTTTCCCGCCGTCGGAAAACGGAGATCGGAAGAGCACACGTCTGAACTCCAGTCACAAGTAGAGATCTCGTATGCCGTCTTCTGCTTGACAAAAAAGGACATAATCAGAAAGGACAGGGAACTGTTC